CGGACTGGTTCCAGGCTTGGAAGGAAAGCGGCTATGACCAGCAGGTCTACATGCCCTACTTCACACAGCTCGACAACAAAACAGGCACTGGTTACAGGGAGTGCTTCTCTTCGGCCAGCGCCATGGTGGCGGCGTACTACAAGAAAGTTACGACAGATGATGAGTACAACGAGATCCGCGCCAAGTTCGGGGACACAACGTCAGTAGAGGCGCACCTCGCAGCGTTGCGAAGTCTTGGGCTGCAGGCTGAGTTCCGCAAGGACGGCACCGCTGACATGGTCGAGCTGGAGATTGAAAATGGCAGGCCGGTTTTGGCCGGGTATCTGTCTGCCGGAAATATGCTGCGTGGCGAGCCACCTATGTGCAGCGGCTTGGGTTGCGGCCACTGGCTGGTTATCAGCGGTTATGCAGGGAAGAACAGTAGTGACCCTGAATGGATCGTCCAAGACCCGAGGGGCTACCCCGAGATGGAGAAGGGCGGTCACTCAAACCCTCATAGAGGGCGCAACGTCCGCGTCAGGCAGGCTGCTTTTTATCAGCGGTGGCAGGCGGAAGGTCTCGGCACTGGGTGGGTGATCCTCGTCAATGAGTGAGTTCTATTGGGTCTGGGCATTTATCAGCGCGTTTTGGACAACTGTCGTTGTTCAGTGCGCCAAGCCTGTGAACTGGGACCAGTGCTCAAAGGCCAATGATTGGCTTGTTCCGTGGGCACGAGACGCCATGGACATGCACAAAAACGGTGCTTACCATTCGGAAAGAAAGATACTGAAACAATCCGATGGGCTGGGCGACCTGGATGCAAGTCAAGCCCTCCACGGAGGAGCTTTTTGAGATTGAACGCAGCGTCAGAAACGTTCAGAACTGCGACGACGAAGAGCAACTAAAAATGATTTGCGCTTCGCTTGTCCGTCAAAACTTTCATCAATCAAAGCTGCTGAGCCAGGCCGTAGGTCGAATCGGAGAGTTAGACGCCAAGCTTGCCTGCTGGGACTAAGAACCCTTTCCCAGAATTTTGGTGCGGTAGTACCTCACGCATGACTCGTAATACCAGCGTGCCTTCCAATCGTGCGCGAAGTAGCGAACTGTTCCGCCTTGGGTGACACACCAAAGCGTCATCCCGTCTTTTTCGACGTGCTCAATGGTTGGTTTTGTCATAGATCTGTGCAGGCAGGCCGTCATAGATCTGGCCTGCCCGATTTTTAGCTCAGAAGCTCATAGATCCCG